AACAGCTTCAATATTATTGAGGTTTTCAAGTACACGTTTTGCGTACAAAATTCTAGTTTTGCATTCTGGTGAATCAACACCAGACTCCTTTCCTTTCATCATCTGATTTTTATTAGCTAATCTTTCTATTGCCGCTTTGTACCTACCAAATAAATCCATGTTACTTCCTTTCAAAATTATTACCAACAATTATGTATGTTAAGCGTACCAGAATTATGCAATCGCCAACCTTTTCCGGTAAGACCCCAATAAACCTCTTTTGAACTACAGTACTTACACACCAATTCTTTACATGGTACATGTACTCCGCCCTCTTCTTCGTCACACATTGCCATGTCGAACCCGTCAAAGCCCGCTTCATCCACCGAATATACGTTCGTTTCTAATGCGTAGTCAGCCATTTCACCCATGATATTAATCCTCTATTTTTGTAAAATTAGAACAAATCCATATATTTTTAAATTCTTCATTTTTAGGTAACATTCGTTCTGGAAATTTTCTGCCATTACAACTAAAATCCCCGCAGTTTAAACATAAATTTTCCCACCCTACTCCATCAGGTGAAGAAAATCTATGTTCGAGGTTATAACGCTGAATTTTTTTAGGTTGTTGTTTTCTTGAATTATTACCCAGTGTTATGTTAATACTCATAGCTTCTCCCTTTCTTCCATTGGGTCCCATACCCTTTGTCTTGAAAAATCAACAGCTAAATCTCTACGTTGATGTGCCTCTTCATCTCTTACTTTAGATGTATACATTACTAAAGTACCACGTTCCTCGTCTTCTAACGTACGCCCAAAACCAACAACTATATCCGGACTTTCCATCGATCCCCACGATTCTGAAACGTTTTCATACCCTATTACATCATGACCAACCATACCTTTATTAACTTGTCTTGCCGTCCAGTGTACTAAATTTCTAGTTTTTGCTAATGATTTACAGTCTTCAAATATTTCTCTAAGTTGATGGCGTGGTTCATCTGTTCTTATTATTGATTTAAATCTATCAGCATAATCCGTAATAACTAAATCAACTTTTCTACCTCTGGTATCTTCAACTGATTGTATAAACGAGTCTGCGTAATTTACTGTTGATACTCTAGTAACTAAGTCTTTTATTTCGCAAGAACCACCATGTTTTGTTAAAAATCTATTTCTTCGTTTTATTGCAGATTTATGATCATTGATCATTTCTTCTTTTGTCATACCCGATATCAATTGCATTAATCTTCGTTTTATTTTACGTTCACCATCTTCAAACGTAAAATAAACAACGGATTTTCCCAGTTGCAGGGCGTGTTTAGCTATATTACATAAAACTGTTGTTTTACCCCCACCTATAACGGTAATAGCAACAGCCAAATCACCAAGTTCAGGACCACCCTCCAATTTATCATTAAGCCACCTCCAAGGTGTGGGAACAACTTCTTTTTTCTCACGCTCTGTATCTGTATCCAGAGTTGTGTGATTAAACAATAAATCATTCCCTACCTTAGAGGCTCGTTGGATACTACTTGCTAATTCTTCAGGATTTTTGATACCTAAATTTAAAACATCCTCTATTGCTGTCCACCTAGCCCAGTTTATAATTCTATCCTGTACATATGATATATTTTCACAGTGTATAGCTTCCTCCACCACTTGTATCGCTGCGGCTTTATCCCGAAAATGACTTCTTCTTATCATGTCGGATAATGTTCCATTCACCGGGTGTTCACCATATTTTTCATAGTATTCTTTTACTTTTCTTACTACAAATTTATTAGTTTCGTCCGTAAATGCTTCCGGGCTTATTATTGTACCAAATTTAGTCATGAATTCTGGGTTTTTAAGAACAGACTGGATCACTACCCTTTCAAAATCAGGTCCAAATTCATGATCGCCGTATCCAACGATTTCGCTCATTATTTTTATCCAATTTCATTAATTTCATTGATAGAAAATTTTTGTGTATTACCAATGTTTGAACCACACCAAATTTTTGTTGTGTCTCCTTCCCATTCTTTAAATTCAGTTCCAGTTAGAAAGTAGTGTGGATAATCATAACTAACAAAAGATTCAGGAACACCTTTTGTTATTTCTATTTTACAAAAGGGCGAACAAGTACCTCAATTAGATTTGGATTACACTCACTCAGTGACATACACTGTGACGCTAAAACACCGGCAGTTTGAGGACTTGGGGCACAAACAGCTTTTGGGCCAAATATAAGTTTTTCTACCGCCCCATCTTCTGCGGCTTTTTGTGTTGGCCTTTCAATAATAGCAACTTCATACAACATTTTTAACCCTTTCAAAATTTAGTTTTTTTAATTTTTGATATTATTTGTTTTAGCCTTTTGTCATATACACGTTCACTATATTTTCTTGAACTCAAAGTAGCATTTACTGGAATTTTGTCTCCTTTCTGTTCCTCAAAACAAAAAATATACGTTGCTTCCCCGAAATTAATAGTTGTTTTTACATCATAAACTCCGACACAGCATTCCACGGCAACTATTAGTTGTTTTTTTGTTTTTACTTTTATTATTCTTTTTTTAATTTCCTGTTGACCCGAATCCATTTTTGCCCCTTACTGTTTGTGGCATTTTACCTTCTGTAACAAATACATTTGGTGCTGGAACTATTATAAGTTGAGATAAACTCTCCCACGGTTTTATTAATATTGGTCTGTCAATCTTCCCGAGATTCGGATGCCACACAAAAGTGAATATCGATCCAACATAACCGCTATCAATAAGTCCACCAACTACAAATATTTTCTTTTTAAAAAATGTTGATGATCTCGCCCTGACCAGACCACAATACTCGCTAGGTATTTTCACTTTTATTCCAGCGTTAATCTGTACACTTTCATATGGTGCGAGAGTAATAGTTTCATTTGTAGCATTAAAAAGGTCAAATCCGGCATCACCGCGTAATGCTCTTCTGAACGGAGCCTTTTCTTTAACTTCATCGTTATCATATTCAACAATAATTTCAAGTTCCGTGTTCATATTGCAAATTCCTTCATTGTTACAAGTTCGTGTCTACCTAAATTTATGATTTCCTTAGTTTTCTCGTAAACCTGTATAAACGATGATGCGTCATTTTCAAATCTTTGTTCTAATGCTAATCTAGCATCATTGGTTTTACACATTTCAAGCCTTTTATTCCTTCTACATACAATATCACCAGCATCAGCATACAAAAATCTCATTTCTATTTCTACCGGAACCGTTGACGCATAAGAACTTAATACCAACCACGACATTTGTTCACTTGTTCTAGGGAAACCGTCTATTATCAGGGTTCTACCACATTCATACGCTATTTTTGTAAAATTATACACCATGTTTCTAGCTAAATTTTCCGTTAATTCCGGCGCAAATGGTCTTGGTAAATCCTTAAAGAATTCATCACCAAGAACTTCTCTAAATATTTTTCCCAACCTAAGTACCATCGGAATATCTCCATCAAAACCAAATTCTTGATCGTACTTGTTGTCTTCTCCTACTATACTGTTGGTGTAAGTTGTTTTCCCGGCACATGAAACGGCACAAAGACATATCATTTTTATTTGTTTCTTTTCAAACATTACAATTATTCCTTTATAGTAATTCTATCATATCAGAATTTTTTGGACCATTTCCCAATAATGCCAGTACACAGCCATACTGTCTTAATAAATTACCTTTGTTTTGGAAAAAAGTATCAAATTCATCTTTTGTTAGGTAATTCACGAAATTCATGAACGCGTAATCAGGTTTAACAGCTCTTAAGAATCTTACAATCTGTTTATCAGACCAAGTAAAAACACGACGAACTCTTTTTGTAACAGTTGTTTTTTCTTCGACACTAATTCCTATGCGTTCACTCAATTCTTTCCACGACAACTCATATTGATCGTGATAATACGGACCACTATAACCACCGGGAGTACTACCAACGCGAATGGGGTATGTTCTCAAACTTGCAATTATAGAGCCTACATTTTTTACACTAACACCAGCATTATCCAAAACCCTACCAACCATACAGTCTCTACTCGTGCAATACGGCCATTGATAACCGTTGTTAAGACCTAGATCGAATCCTTGTGCTGTTTCAAGTAAAGCTGTGTGTCCATCATCCAGCAAATCCTGCATAAGTTCATGCGTATCACATACCCACTCTTTAAGATTTTCATTATCTTTGGCCAGATTTACGCATTCGGGTTTTCGCCACATTTTTCCAACTACTGCTGCACAACTACCCTGCATCGTGCTAGAAATACCGTTAAGTAATGACCTTTCTAACACTGCATCTTCATCTGATAGTACCGACACAAGTGGGTGAATATGCAATTTAAATTTCTTTGCCGCGTATTGTTCTCTCGACAATTCTTCCATAAGTCTACTTTCACTTATTACAGAATGTGGACCTATTATAACGTGTTCAATATGATTAAAACTAATGGCAGTTGGTAAAGCTTTTGTTATATGCGCAACACCATTATCATCGACATATGTATGTCCAGCGTTTGGCATATAATCACAACACGCCACTGTAATTTCCGGGTATTTACTATACAAATAACCAGCAAGTTTTCCTTTTCCTGTTGAACCCCATTGGCCGTCAATTATAACATTAGCTTTATTTTTTACAATCACGATTTACCCTTTCATTGTTAAAAGAGGTGAACGTGAAGAAATCCATTATACCTTCACGTTCACCGAATTCCGACTAATCACTCATTGACAAGTTCGGAACAGTCTTTAAAATAGTTGCAATCCGTGCATTCAGAATCATTCTGATCAAAACAATCCGGGGAACCTAAACAATTCGGGGTTCCAACATCAAAACGATGGCCCCGATAGGGTTAAGTCCTCCATTAAAACATCAAATTGTTCCTTATCAGCGTCCTCTATTACAACATCATCACCATCGATGCTCTTAACCACACAGATGGCATCCTCATCACGGTATGTTACTTCCGAACCAACTTCAATCTCAAAAGATTCTTCAGGTTCCTCAGGTTCTTCTTCTCCACCATCACCTTCAACCAGTGAAAGTTGATCCAAAGTTGCTTCATAACAATTCCCATCGTCGTCTTCTATCTCAACATCGTCACCATCAATACTATTAACGTGGTAAACAACATCCTCGTCTTCATAAAGTACTGCACAACCAACTTCAATTTCACCGTTGTCTGCGTCGACATCGATATCGGCTTTTTCTTCAGCCTTTTTACTAGATGTTTTACTTTTTTTAGCACTAGCTTTTGTTTCGGCTTTTTCACCGGCCTTAGTACTACTTTTGCCTTTCTTCTTTTCCGTGCTTCCGATTTCCTCGAGTTCCGAATCGTCAAATAGATCAGAAATTTCGTACCCCAAAGACTTACACTGTTCCTTAAGTCCCGGGTCACCAAACTGATCAAGCGGGTCCGTTACCTGTTTCATAAGTTCGTCACTAACAGGCCATGGTTTTCTTTGAGGCATAACAGTATAAGACGTTTCAAGACCTGAACCTTCGCGTTTAATATTAAACGGCAATCCGGGTTTCTGTTCCAAAACGTCAGCATACTCTTCTTCCATCACGAAGTCAGCAATTTGATCATACGCTGTCACCGGCAATACCCACGGCCTCATTGATATAGCTTTATCATTGATATCGATGGCATTAACGGCAAATCTTCTTTTCGAGTCGTATTCCCATTCTCCACCAGTTTCCTTGGACAACTGATTTCGTTTACAAAAGGCACACGGTTTCCCAAATGTTTCAAGCCTGCATATACCAAGCGCCTTACCGCCTACTGAACCAGCTTCACGATGTTCCACAAGTTGACGTGCGAAGATAATTTCACCATCTTCATCTTTGAATTCCACAATCCGCAATGCTGTTGTGGAATCTTTAGGTAAATACCGAAATTTACCTGACCTTTGTTTATTTTCGGCCATCTGTTTCTTAACCTTATCACGATTCACTGCCATAATACTTCCTTTCATTAACGTTAATTATTTATTTTTTATAAGATGGGGCAGGCAGGATT